CGCCGGCCATGCGCGCGCATCTGATCAAGCAAATCGAAGGGTTGCGCCATGCCGGCTAGCATCGTGCTCGGTGACCTCTACTTTTGGGACGACGTTCCGCATGTCACCGGCTGGCTGACGCTTGATGGCGAGCAATTCGAGATTGCCGGCGTCCGTCATTCCAAAGTCCGCATGCGGATTTCGGGACGCAGGATAAGACGCGAGGAAACCGCGCAAAAGGATTTGTTCGATGACAAGGGAAGCGGCGAAGGCGGTTGAGAACGCTGTCACGTTCGAATGCAAAAAAGACGGATTGCAGCAACGGCAATCCGGTGACTGGCAATTCCGCGTCACCATCGCGTCGGCCGACATGGATCAACGCTTGACGCAGGCGCCCATGGGCACGCGCTATCAATGCGTTCTGGTTGAAGTCAACGACGACGAAAGCCCGACGGATCACAAGGCCAAGGAGCGCGACAAGTGGCGCGACCTCGGCGCCGCGCGGCAAGCCGGCATCCGCTGCAAAGACCCGATGTTTTGGGCGTATCTGACGGAAGAATTGCATTACGCCTTTATCGATAACGAGGAAAAAGCCGCAGGCGCGGTGCGTCACGCGTGCGACGTGGCGTCGCGCTCCGATCTCGATCGCATCCACAATGTGCAGGCGCGCGAACGTTGGTTCAATCTCGATTTCGCCTATCAGGCTTGGAGGGCGCGCGAAAATGGATGACCTCTCTTTGAGCGGGATTGAAATCTCGGTGCTGTTTTGGGTTGGCGACGCAGATCGTAAGCATGCGCTCCAAAGTCGCGAAGGGGGAGCGCTCGGCGAACTGATTTTATTGCGCTTGGTGAAGGTCAATCGCAACCTCTCGGTGTCCTTGACGAAAAATGGCCTTCAATGGTTGCGGAAGGCGCACCTACATGACTAACCCGTTCCGCGATCCGCGCCAGATCGATAACGGCTATCTGGATTTCATCCGGCAACAACCGTGCTGCCTCTGCGGTGACAACACGACGGTTGAAGCTGCACACTTGCGCGTCGGCTCAATCAACGACGACAAGCGCGACACCGGCATGGCCGAAAAATCTTCGGACAAATGGGCGCTGCCGTTGTGCGGCCGGCATCACCGCGAACAACACACAATGAACGAACGCGTCTTTTGGGCCAGCTATGGCATCGACCCGTTTGCGCTTTCGATGCAGTACCGGGTGCCGCGATGACAAAAACCGCGTTGACCCCGGAAGAAAAAATCCGCGCTGCCGCCGCCAAAGTTATCTACGGCACGACCGACGCAGAAATCGCTCTGATCCTTGGTGTCTCAAACCACGGTCGCGTCAACGAAGGGCTGAAAGAAATAATGGCGCCGCTCAATCTGACGGACCCGGGATACAAACAACGCAATGGGGAGGGCGAATAATGGGCGCGCGCTTTTCGATTTGGGGCCGGGAGTATGGCGCGGATCACGATGTGGAATTGGCGCAGGTTGAACGCAACCCCGATGCGTTGGTGCTGGCCTATAGCGAAAAAATGTTGACGATCAGGCATAGCGTCCTCACGTCGAACAAAAAGCAAAGCAAGGTGCGCAAATATTCGGCTTTGCGCATTGTCGAAAATACATGATCACATTGCAGCCAACCGAAAGCGAATTGAATTTGGCCGGCACGGTCGGCGTGCTGCGCATGATCTATGCCGTCCGCACGGGACGAAAGCGGTTGCCCGGTATCTATGAGGATGAAGCCGGCCCAATTCAGCACGTTCTCGGCGCCATCGCTGAATTGACGCTGGCGAGGCATCTTGATGTGTTTTGGTCCGGCACGATTGGCACGATCAACGCGGTGGCCGATGTCGGCGGATGCTACCAAGTGCGGGCGACCGATCGACGCAACGGCAAACTAATTACGCACAAAAAGGACAACAACGATCAGCCGTTCGTTCTGGCCTATGTGCTGTTGCCGGATGTGCATTTGGTTGGATGGCTATGGGGCAGCGAAGCGAAATTCCCGGGGTTCTGGCGCGAGGATGTACCGCACCCGGCTTATTTCGCTTGGCCAGTGCATGAAATCGAAACGCTTCCAGATCGGGCGACGGTGCGAGCGCGGCAGCGACTAGCCGCGACGGGGTGAACCCCATGCCGGGCCGGTTCTGGATGCCGCTTTATGTCGGGGACTACCTTGCGGATACGCGCCACCTGTCGGCCGCGCAACACGGCGCCTACTTGCTGTTGCTGATGCACTATTGGGCTAAGGGCGGCTTGCCGGCTGATGAAAGGCAATTGGCCAAGATCGCAGCCATGAGCCTGAAACAGTGGCAACGCAATCGCGCCAGCGTCGCGCCGTTTTTCGGCGAGGGCTGGCGTAGCGCTCGGCTCGATCAGGAAATTCACCGCATGACATTGATGCGCGCCAAGCGCGCGGCGGCTGGCTCAAAGGGCGGCACGATCGCGTCAATCAATCGCTACCGCAAACGCTAGAAAAGCGGTTCCGTATTCCCTTTGGGAAACCATCAACGATCATTGTTGCGTTCCCTTTTGTCGCGCGGTTTCCGCGCTAACATCTTGATTTATTTCTACACGCCTCAAGCAATTGCTACTGATTTGCTACATGCTTCGCTGTAGCTCAACTATAGAATTCACATTCACATAGTTCTTTTCCCTTACTTCTGTCTGTGTATGTGGCTGCGCGCGCGAAGGGGCTTGGCAATGAAAGTGCTGATCGATACGGTTACGACCGCAAGCGCGGATCGAACTGATGGTGATCAGCCACAACGACACGGCGGGACCGACAGCGGAACGCCTAGAGCGGGCCGGCGAGTTTTTCAGTGTGATCGGCCGGGCGAAATCAAATCGCCGCATCCAAATGCTCGACGACACGCTAGGGCGGGCGCTGGTGCGGCAAAAAATCTCCCCCGTCGAATACAGCGGCTTGCGGAAATACGCGCTACACTGGCTCGCTGGCGGACTACAGGGCCATTTAGGATCGGTCGACCTCAACCGGATTTGGTCGTTCGACCCGGGCGCCATGTCCGGGCTTTGCAAGACAGAAGCCCAAGCCAATCACCGCCGGCTGTACTATGCGGCGCGCGCGGCGATCGGTACCCGGCCGGCGATCGTGGCAGACAGTATCGCGTGCCACGACCACAACATGACAACCGTTGCGCGCATGCTCGGCTTTGTGTCGCAGTCACGGGGCCGATTGCGCGTTGCGGAAATCTTGGCCGATGCCGGGTACCGGCTTTGCAAATTTTGGGATGACCTCGCCAAGGGCAATTGACAACGGGACGTTTTTCGCCATTCTTTGAATAGTCTCACGACGCGCGCAAGCGCATCAAGCAATCCCCATTGTTGAGACACAAAACCCGCCTCACGGCGGGTTTTGTTTTTAGTGCATGGCCAGTGTGTAAATGATCCATCCGACGATGGCGATTGCCATCAGGTAATAGACCGCTCTTGCGCCTTCGCTCATTCCAGTTGCTCCGCCGTGGTTTTGGTCTTGACCATAAGCTTAACGAGATAGGCGACGGCGCCGGGAATTGGAAATTCCTCCGAAACCCAACTCCGCACGGTGCGACCTCCGACGCCAATGAAGCGGCCGAACCCCTCTTGCGACAGTCCGATTTTGGTGATGCCGGCGGCCAATTGTTCACCCGTCAAGACTTTGGGGATTTCAATTTTCGAAATCTTTTCGGGCGCGGCTTTCTTTTTCGTCATGCTGCTTTTTCCTTTAGACGGTTGATCAAACGAATGACTGTCGCGGCGTGCCACTTGGCGCCGTTGGGCGTGGCCACGCCTTGCGTATTGAGGTAACGGGCAATCCGACTTGCCGACAGATTGATGACAGGCGCGAGTTGGGCGCGGATGCTTTCGGCAAATTCCAGCGCAATGGCCGCGTTGGCTGGCGCGAGCGCGGCATTGCCAAGCTTGACGCCACGGGCTTTCGCGGCGGCTAGCGCTTCTTTGGTGCGGAGCGCGATTTGCTCGCGCTCTTTCTCGGCAACGGCTGCGTAAATGTGCAGCATGAACGGGTCAACGCCCAAGCCCAATTCCGCGACGATGAACGGAACGCGCTGTTCCATCAAACCCGCGATGAACGCGACGTTGCGCGACAGCCGGTCAAGCTTGGCGACAATGACCGGACACTTAAGCTTGCGAGCGCGCGCCAGTGCTGCGGCCAATTGCGGCCGACGCTCCAAAGCATCGGCGCCCTTGGCCGTTTCAACTTCAATGAAGGTTTCGGCGATGGTGAAGCCTTCCAGCCGGCAGAAATTTTCCGCGCGGGCCTGTTGCGCTTCCAAGCCCAAGCCGGAACGGCCCTGCTTTTCGCGCGACACGCGGTAGTAGGCTATCGTAACTTTTTCGGTCATGCCGTGAACACCACGGTTTCACCATCGACGGCATAACCGACTTGACCTAGTACAAGCTTGCGCGCCGCGTCGCGCGGGATGTTCCAGCCTTCCGAAATCGTTTTCACCATCGCGTCGCGGTCGTTCCGAAATTTTGCGCCGTTGATTGCCCAACGCACGATGCCGGGCGCGTGGATCATTGGGCTTGAACCTAATCGATATTGTTGCATGTTTATCCCCATTGCAGTTTGCGAGATCGATCTAGGCTATAATTGCCTAGGTTGTCAAGATGCCGCCCCAAATAAAAAAGCCCGGCTTTCGGCCGGGCTCGTTTTCAGGGGTGCAGGATCAAAGCCAATCCCGCGAACAGGGTGGCAACCAAAACGGTTGCCACGGCTAGTCTAAGGATCATGGGCGCATGCCTAGGGTCATCCGCGCGTCGCGCTTGGCTTGGATGAACATGCCGATATAACGCGACGTGTCGCGGCGGCAATCGGGGTTGTAGCCAATCCAAAGCATTTCGGCGCGGTAGTCCGCATGCCGGCTAGGCGTACCGTGGCGCGCGCTGATCTTGGCGTGTTGCCAGAAAAACCGCGTTGCGGCGGCAATCTGTTTTGCGGTTGGTGTCATCAGAATAATTCCCTTTGGTTGGCTTGATCGGAGAATAGGCCGGCATCGCATGGCGCTTGCGGCTTGGCGGGTTTGAGAGGGGCGGCGGCTTTGATCTTGAGCAAGCCGCCGATATCTGGCGCGGTTCCGGTTAGCTCGATTTGATCAGAACGGGATGTTGGCAAGCGCGACACGTGCGGCATCCTTTCGCGCGCAAAGCGCCAGATCATAGTCAGTGCCAGCGGCGCGGAAATCGGAACACGCGGTTTGCGCGATGGTGCGGAAGGTCACTGCGGCCTCGAAAGCCGCGCGGCGGAACGGCGACATTTCTTTGATGCCGCGCGCGTCATAGTAGGCTTTGGTCGACGTGGCGACCTTGAAGCCGCCACCCGCACCGCCGCGCTGGTAGCGGTCGGCCGCGATGTGCTTCAATTCGTTCATTGCGTTGCTATCGAACATTGGCAATCCCCATTGCATCGCTTGATTGCGATATCCGTATCTAGGGTGCTACAGCCTAGGCTGTCAATGGGCGTTCGTAAATATTTCGAATAAAAAAGAAGCCCGGCTTTCGGCCGGGCTTCTGATCAGTGCAGGGTTTTGTT